AGTTTAGCCTGGTCAATGCCTTGATAGTCTGGAATTGTGTTTCCATCATCGTCTAGCTTGTTGTCACCAACTACTACGCCTTCTGGTAATTCATCACCTTCTTCCCACAATTCAACAGCGTCTTTAGTACCACTAACAGCTTCAGGTACAACCTCAGCAGCTTCGTGAGCTAAGAAACCATCGACTCGTGAGCCATCTAATCTCCACGCAAAGTTGACAGGATTGAGCTGCTTAACACGCTCAATAGACTGCTCCATTGGTTGAACATCTTCCTTGAGGCGGTAGTCTGATGAGGTGTTGTAGTTTGTGGCTGAAGCACTTGAAACAATACTACCGACTTGTGTGCCTGAAGAATTAAAACTAATCATGGTAGCACTACCGGCAGCAGTTTTATTTAATGCAAGTAATCGAGTGGTTTTAGTAATAACGCATCCTAAATAATTAGTACCACCAATTGAGTTAGTTGTAGTACCAACTAATAACGCACCGAGGGATGTGATGCGCATGGCTTCTGATGTGTCCACTTCAAATCCAATATAACTAGCTGAACCTGATGCGTTTGCAGTATCAGCCGACAGTACAAGGTTTCCATTCTCTCCGTTTACTGCGGCTTTTAAAGCATTTGTTGAATCTTCTAGTGTAACAAGCGGATTAGGTACTTCTATATGTAAAGCAGAATCAACTGTACTAGCACCAATACCAACATTACCGCTGGAGTCGATACGCATACGTTCTGTGTCAGAAGTAGAAAATTGTAAGTAACCACTGTCTCTTACATTTACTGCAAAACCACCATCCGAAGTTAAGCCTGTGTAAACACCCGTTAAGTTTACAGACGAACCTGTGTATGTTGTATTGGCAAAGTTTGAACCACCCACAGTCAGCCCATCGCTGGTCAAAGTACCTGTGATGTCTACGCCTGTAGAGGTTGTGGCGAGTTTTACGGAGTCGTCGTAACGTAGTTGAGAAGTTCCACCGTCATTAAAAGAGGCCATAATCTTTGTGTTGTCAGCATTCTTCACAATTAGATCAGTTGCTCTAATCTCAAGATCACCTGTACCACCCTCTATAAGATAACTTTTTGCTCCATCGCTGAAGATTTGTAGGTCAGACCCAGCACCAAAGATTGCTTTATCGTTGTCTCCAAAAGACAAATCACCTGTCATGGTGTCGCCGGTAACAGCTACATAATCAGTAGATGCAGTAGTTGCCGCAGTGCCTAAGCCTAAGTTAGTGCGGGCGGTAGACACATTGTTTAAATCAGAAAGATTATTAGATGCAAGTAAAGCACCAGACAATGAGGCATAGGCAGCTACCCAAGTGCTACCTTCGTATACCTTCATCACATCATCAGTTGTATTGAAATATAAAGCACCTGCAACTAAAGCATCACCATCGTTGTCAGTTGTTGGATCAGATGTTTTCTGACCTAAGTAACGATCATCAAAGTTGTCTAAAGCTGATAAGGCTGCATCGGCAGATGCACTAGCGTTAGATGCTGACGTAGCTGCACTACTTGCACTAGTAGCGGCTCCAGATGCGCTTGTCGCTGCGTTTGTTTCTGATGTAGCAGCAGCACTGGCAGAACTAGCAGCAGCTGTCTCAGAAGCAGCAGCGTTGGTCTCAGAGGTACTTGCATTTGTAGCAGATGTTGCAGCCGCAGACTCTGAAGCAGCAGCGTTGGTTTCTGAAGTAGCAGCATTAGATGCGCTTGTAGAAGCCTCTGATGCTTTTGTAGTGGCTGTTGCTGCATCGGTTGATGCGCTAGTAGCACTAGAGGCAGCATTTGTCTCAGAGGTTGCAGCATTAGTTTCTGAAGTAGCTGCATTTGTTTCAGATGTAGAAGCAGCACTAGCAGAAGTAGCTGCATTTGTTGCTGAAGTTGCAGCACTAGTTGCTTGAGTAGTTGCTGTACTTGCTGATGTGCTGGCCGAAGATGCAGAACTAGCAGCATTAGTTTCAGAAGCAGCAGCAGCAGTTTCACTTAATGCGGCAGCAGCCTCACTTGCAGCAGCAGCGGTTTCAGAAGCTGCGGCATTGGTTTCACTTGTACTTGCATTGCTTGCAGAAGTAGAAGCAGAAGAGGCAGAAGAAGCAGCATTGGTAGCTGATGTACCAGCAGATGTAGCAGAATTTGCAGCATTAGTAGCAGATGTGCTTGCTTCACTAGCAGATGTTTCAGCGTCTGTTGCAGAACTTGCAGCAGCATCAGCATAAATCTGTGTTTCTGAACTTAGCTCTGTAATTTGGTTAATGGTAATGTCATTTGTAGCATCACCAGCACCACCATCACCACGATATATAGCCATTTAAATACCTGCCCATTGTAATTATAAAATAAAAAACAGGGTACTCACCTAATGGTTTTCCCCTGTGTGTTAAGCCTTAAGCGTTAACAGCAATTACAATAGCAGACTCAGGGCGAACTACTTGTACGCCATACAGGGTATCAGCAGTCATCAAGTCACCCAAGTACTCTTGTTTGTACTGAGTTTGAGTGCGAACACCCAGTTGTTCAGCCAGAACAAAAGCGTCTTGGTGGCCAAAGATAGCAGCTTTAACGTCACCACCAGCAGTATTTTGAGCAGCAGTTTCAATGACAGGACAGTTGCTAGAAACGTAAACGTCTACACCATACAGTGAGCCAATTTGACCATTCATTACACTACGACCATCTACGAAGTCGCTAGAGTTGTAACGATCAATGCCCATAATGGTGTTACGAACAGACGGAGGAACAACAATAAAACGTCCATCCATCGGTACGTCAGCATCATCCAGTTGTTGTACTGCGTCACGGAAAGCCAGATCAGTGAACAGATCAGTAGCAGCTACAGTATCAACAGCGTAAGCAGCCAAACCGTTAGCGCCATCAATGTAGAAAGAGTTGCTGTGAACCCAGTCAGCACCATCGCTATCACCCAAGGACTTACCCAAAGCAAACAGGTCATCGTCAACTTGTTTAGCCAGAGCATAGCCAGCATCTTGAGTGTAGAATTGGCGCAGTGAAGGCTGTGCTTGTACGTCAGTGATGTCTTCAATCAGACGAGAATACTCGTAGTGCTTGTTGATTGAAACAGATACTTCTGATTCAGTAGCAGCAATCAGGGTAACCTGAGTTGAAGCAGCTTTAGCAGAAGCAGTACCACGAGTAGGTTTAGGGATATGGATAGTATCGCCTTTCTTACCAGCGTGGGACATTTTCTTTACAAGGTTAGCCAGTACCAGATTGCTCTGGTATGCAGCAACGATCTCATCACTCCAAATTTCTGGAATAAAAGTTGCTGCGGTTGTGTTTGTTACGTGGTCAGTTCCAAGTGCCATGATAAAATACCTTTAAAAAGTTTGGATTATTTAACCCTCCCTTCAGCATAGGCTCTGTCATACTCTTCAACATTAGCCATATACTTGCGAGGGTTGGTTCTCATTAAATTAACTAGATCAGTACGACGATAGATCTTACGAGAAACTGGTTCAGATGAACCGCCTCCACCAGTGCTGGCCGCTTTACGCTGTAGTTTACGATCCTTTTCGTTCACTTCTTTTACTTTTTCAACTGTGCCTTTTAGCTCTTTCCAGTTTCCAAGTAATTCAAGTGCAGCGTCAAGATCGTATTTATCAGCCCTTTGTAAAAGCTCAGTCCTAACTTTAGATGCTTTGATCCACTCAACAAAGTTTTCATTTTGAATGGTGTCTCTATAGTCAGGATATTTGTTCTCAATCATCTTTAAAACTTCTGCTTGCTGTTGTTGTGCAAGCATCTGTTTCATTTGCTGGATTGTTTCGCTTTTCTCAAGTGTGCGGTTGACAGCCTCTTTGGGGTTCTCGTAGAAATCAAAATCTTCTTCTTGATCTTCTACTTCATTACCACCTTTAAACTCGTCTAGTTTTGTCTTGAGCAAGTCGTCTACGGCTTTACGAAGTTCACCAACCTCTGCACCTTGTCTGCCAAGTAACTTCTCAGCTTCTTGGTGCATACGTACAAGTTCTTCAACAGGTTTGTCTTTGTACTTATCGGGAAGTTCAAAAGACTCTTTCTGTTCTTCTTGTACTGATTCGTCTTGTTCTTCTACCTCTGCCACTGATTCCTGTTCTTTAGGGTTGTCAGTATCAGAAAGGTTTACAAGTTCTTCGCCTTCGCCTAGACTCAATTCTTGGTTATCAAGAGGATCAACTATTCTAGTCATTTAATGTATTTCTCCGTACTTTAAAAGTATTGTGAAGATTGTGGTTAGTTTATTTTAGCGGCTCTTTCATGATCCCTAGCCCATTTCAAATTAGCTGATGGAAAGGTATGATCTAGCTTAAAGGATGTTCCTGAGATTATCCGCTTACTGGTTGAACCACACTGAGTACAGGTTGATTCTTTTATTTCTGGATCAACGTACTGTTCCTCTGTGTGGCCTTTCTCACAAGTGAAATCAAACAGACGTTTCATCGTTCAATCCCTCTCGTAAAAACTCATCGTAGCTATTGCCAATGGCTTCCTCCCATGACAATAGTCTATGCAGGACATTAAGCTGTCCTTGTGCTAGGTGTAAATCCTTAGAGTCATTAAGACTTAGGATATGAATGGAGTCAGCAGTGTCTTGTAAATCTTCCTTTAACTGCTTCCAACCTTCTTGTTGAAATAAGTCCATGTAGTTTTCGTAGTATTTTTCAATACTCATTGGCTACTCTCTATATTATAACACAAATGAATGGATATGTCAAGCATTATAACTATTAGTTATTACTAGCCTGACGCATTTGCATCTCCACCATGTTTTCCTTAACATCAATTTCCTTTTCTTTTAGTTGTAGCTTGGCGTATTCCACCAATTTCTTAAACTCATCCATTGGCATGTTCTTAGACATAGCAGCAATACGGCGAGTTTCTTCTTCAATTGGTAGTAACTGTGTTTCAACATTGTTCTGTTGTACACGACTAACAACCTCAGCAGTTTGTGCTTTAATATTCTCAAGCTGTGCCATAGCAGATTCCATCTGCATTTGAGTTTGTACTTGTTGCAACTGTTGTGCTTGTGGATTAGGCTGTGCTGCTTGCTGAATTGCTGCAATAATTTCATCACGATTAGAAATAGCCATGTTATCAACAACAGCAGTAACAAGCAGATTATAAACAGGAGATTCCTGTGGCATGGTTTGCAACAACTGAACAAGTTGTGTAGTCTCATACTCACGAGCAATAATGCCAAGAGTACTGGTTGCTACAAACTTGTAGTCTTTAACAGGATACAACTCAGGAACAAACTGCATATAACGACAAGCAGCTTTCTCAATAAACGGAATCAAGAAGTTCTCTTGGAAGTTAATCAAGGTGCGCTTATGACGCTTAATGATTGCTCCCAATCCCATTGAAATACCCGCTGCTGTTCCTTCTCCATTAATAGAAGCAGGAATTCCAGCAGAATCAATAGCACCAGTAGACTGTTGTACCATTGATTGTAGCTGTTGTGCT